AATGTCTATCGCTTCTTCGTCCGTATCGGCCTTTTGTTGGGCTTCGATCTCAGCCAGTTCTGCGGCCATCTGTGCCTCTAATTCCGCTATCCGGGCCTCTGTTGCTTCCAGTTCTGCCTGTTTCGGAAAAGCCCCGCTAACCTGCGCTTGCAGCCGTTCATAGTCCTGCTTTGCTGTTTCCAATCCAAGTTGGCGGGATTCTATTTCCTGTATGTACCACTTGCCAGAAATAGTATAGGCAACCTGCTCTAAAACATTCGATATTTTGGCTCCGGCATCGCCTTTTATTTCAGGTGCTTCCTCGCATACATAGGATATGCCGCGGAATATCCGAACATCTTTTTCATTTGATAAAGCCCACGTTTTTTTAAGTCCTATCTTTATATCAAATGTCTTTCCGTTGATACGGATTGTAGTTTTTAGCTCTGCGTGATCGCGTTCGGGCGTTTTCCGTAGTGCATCGGCTTCGGCCTCGATGCGCTTGTTTAGTGGGGCAAAGAGTTTTTCATAATCGCCATTTTCGGCTTTCTGTGAGCCATATTCTACTGATACGATTGTATTGTCCGGAAATATCTTCCGAAATTCGTTCCCTTGCTTTTCAAGTGTTGCTATAACGCCCGGTGTCGTGTCAAGTATATTTTGCAGCCATTTGAGGTTGCGGGTAACGTATGCCTGATGCTGGTAGTGGTAGTCGCGGGCATTTCTCAACTTGCGCAGGTTGTTCTGTGCAAGCGACAACGCAAGTGCCGCTTGGCTGCCGGATAATGACGCCATCATCTGTCCGAAATTCGTGCTGTCGCTACTCTCGGCGTCGGGTTCCTCCAGCGTGCGGGATGATATATCGCCTTTCATCACCTGTCGGATAAACGCCTCTTTGATCTTCAAGCGTTGATAGCCGGTTACATCAAGCGTTTGTTTTACGCCCAGCCGCAGAATACGCACCGGTAAATCCATTTTCAGATGGGAATTACCCTGCCGGATGATACGACCAACCCGCTGCATATAGTCCATTGGACGGATAGGCACGTCGAGATTTACGAGAAGGTGCAAACGCTCCTGCATATTAACTCCGATACCGAGTTTTTCAGTAGTACCCATTACTATTCGAACGTCGCCATTGTTCACGCGCCGGAAAAGTCGCGCTTTCTGTTCGTCTGTGTTGTAGTCGTGGATAATAGCGATCTGTTCGGCAGTAATACCTGCAGCAATGAATTTCCGCTTTATGTCCTCAAAGACATTGAACCGCCGGTCGCGGCTTTGGTAAGAATCGCAGAAGATAGCTGCGGTACCCTTATAGTGGTCGGTGGATTTCAGATCGGCGAGAATCTCCCGCACGGCATTATTAACCTTGCTGCCCGGTTCATCCGGAAGATCGGGATTTATCAGCCGAACGTCAATAGCTGCACGCTTTGCCAGCCCGAACATCACCAACGGGATATGGCTGTTTTCCCGCTTCTGTTTCGCGGGCATAGCGTCGAAACGTTCAAGCGTATCCCGGATGCTGCGCATGACTTTCCGCAGGGCCGGGGTTTGATCGAGCATTATATCTGTCGGCTTACCCCCGTCGAGGCGCGGTGTGCCAACCCCCTCGCGTAAGCTGGATACATCCTCCGTCAATACGACATGCGCGATCTGCTGCCAGATCGCCAGTAATTCCGGCATATTCGAATAGCTGGCGAAACGCTGAGCGACCTTAAATTTCCCGTTTGTTCCAAATTCCGCAGATTCTTCGATACTCCCGAAATTGCTTGCAAAGGCATCAAAAGTGTCTATGTTGTATTCCTGTAATACGTTTTGCGGCAGCAGGTAGCGCATGAAAGTCCACATTTCCGCCATCGTGTTGGAAATCGGCGTTCCGGTGGCGAGGACAACATTTTTCCCGCTATTATTTTCAAGAATATAGGTTGATTTCAGCCGTAGACTTTGTGCCCGCTGGGACGCTGCCGGGTCGATTCCTTTAATGTTTTGCAGGTCGGTTGTAAAACCGAGTTTCTTATAGGCATGTGCTTCGTCTACCAATAACGCATCAATGCCTAACTGCTCAAAGGTCATGGTTTCATCCGTGCGACGGTCGAGTAGCCGTTGAGCTTGGGCCCGAGCGTTAGATTTTACCTTTTCCTCCTCTTTTATTGATTTTTCGCTACCTACTTTTTTCTTCTCCAGCCCCTCAATTTCTTTCTTAATGCCGTAGGCCAGTCGTTTCGCATTGTCGGGATTGCTTGCCTCAACCTCTTTCAACTGCTCTACCTTTTCCTCGATCAATCCGTCGATATACTGATTGACCCTAATAGGATCATCGGGTATAGCATCCAGATAACCGTGATACAAAACGACAATATCCCAATCGTTGTAGGCGATTTTGGCGAAAAGCTGTTGCCGCTGGGATGCCGTAAGGTCTTTGGCGGAGGGTACCAGCACGCGGGCCGCGGGATATAATGATTTGATTTCGTTTACAAACTGCTCATAGGTCGAACGTTGAACGACGATACAGGGCTTATGAGCTATTCCGAGCCGCCGCATTTCCATTGCCGTCGAAATGAGCGTGATCGTTTTTCCGGTGCCGACCTCATGCGCAAGTAAGGTCGGGCCTTGCAACCCACGCATAACCCCGATTTTTTGATGTTCACGGGGTTTCTTCGTGTGCGCGGCATTGGGGAAATAGTCGAATGTCGAAACGTCGATCTGACGTTCGACGATACTGTTAAATGCCGTATTGTATATTTCAGTCAGTTTGTCGGTGGTCGCCTCGTCTTGTTGCTTGCACCATTGCTCGAAAGCCTCATCCAGTTCCGTCTGCTTTATGGCTGCCTGCGCCATAGCTTCGGGGTCTTTAACTTTCTTTTCCTTGTTCGTAAGGCTGTCCCACTCCTTTTTTGATAGGTAGGTTTGGGTCTTGTTCATTCGGTCAAGCGCGAGCCTGCTGCCGGGGGCATCCGCTACACCCATGCTCGCATCGACCGTGTTCCCTTTGTTGGTTATTCGTGCAATATATTTGTTAGCCGCAGTTTTGGTGATCTTCGCCTCAACGTTGAACTTCTCGTGAAAAAAACGTTCGTATAGCTCGGTTGGAACCCATGTGCTACCCAGCGAAATTTTTATCTGCGGTAACGGAACGTCCAGCGGGATGATCTTCGACAATGCGCGGATGTTGGCGTTGAACAGGCCGTTTTCATTGGCCTGTTCTGCCTGTAATAATTTGTCGCGGACATTGCCGGATAGGTATTCGCTGCGTTCCTCAACAAGACCTGTAACGGGGTTGATATATGCAAGTTCCTGCGTAAGCATTGCATCTTGTACGTCCTCTTGCGACTTATGGAGTAATTCGGCGATGTAGGGCAGGTCGAGGCGGCCACGGTGATAAAGCGAAAGTGCGATTGCATCTTTCTCGTTTTCGGCTTTTGGCTGACGTACTGGCTCAATGACCCTGCGAGAGAAAATATCAGACTTGGTTATGGTAAATCTTTTCTTTTCACCCGGATTATTCGATTCTTCGACATTTTCAATAGCTGCGATTGCGGGATAGTCTACGTCGTCCCGCAGAAATGTAAGGCTTGTATTCTTTGAAAGTGTACCGTACCGGTGGGTGAATTTGGTGTAAAGATTATTAAGTTCTGCCCGTAACCGTTCGATATTCGGCAGGTCTTTGTTTTCTGCATCGAGTAGGTCGTATATGGTCTTTTTAAGCTCCAAATACTCTTTCAATACTACGGTTTTACTACGGCCCTTTACGTTCTGGCGGTTCCAATCCACAGGGATTGCAGACCCGAATTGGACTATATGCGGTTTGCCGTCGATCAGCGTAAGGGCACCCTCTTTGGTGCCATCTGGGGCTATCATAGTCCGAGTTTGTTCCGGAACCGAGGGGGTTACGGAATACAGATCAGTCGGGAGTGACGCGATGAATTGTTTTATAACTTGGTTTTGGTCGATAGCCACAACCGGAATGCAGCGCTGCTCGGTGGGACGGATTTCTACACCACTTTCGAAGCCGAACCGCATCTGCCCGGCCATGAACTCGGGATGATCGAAATAATATTTGTTGTAAACCATCCGTGCCGTGGCATCTTCGCTTGTAAATCGACCTTTATCATTTTTGACGTACTTAATATATGGAGCCTCGCGCTCCAAAACCGTGGTCTGCATATTCGCCGCGTATGACGACTGCCCGGCCTCGTCCCGTTTACGGATGATGATGATGTCTGCGGATGTTTCAGTACCCGCAGCTTGTTTGAATGTCGCTGTATTCAGACGTACAGCCCCGATAAAATCGGCGTTGCCGTCGGCAACGACCCAGTTACGCAGAGCTGTGCTGCGGTCGAGCGTGCTGGTGGCGGTGATGAACACCCCCAGCCCGCCCGGTTTGAGCTTGCGTACACTTTTGGCGATGAAATAGTCGTGAATGTCGAACTTGGCCGACAGGTCTTTGTCGAACGTGTCGTGTACTTTGATCGCCCCGAACGGCACGTTCGTAACGATCAGGTCGTACCGATTATTGGGGATGCGCTGCTGTTCGAAACCCTCAACCCTTACGGTTGCATCCGGATAGAGTGCCCGCAGGATGCGTCCGGAAATCTCGTCGATTTCTACACCCGCAAGGTTGGATTTTGCACTCAACGCAGCAGGCATAAGCCCGAAAAAGTGTCCGATACCTGCCGACGGTTCCAGCACGGAGCCACCGGCGAATCCAAGCCGCTCGATCATGTCCCAGACGGACGAAACGATCTCGGGCGGTGTGTAGAATGATGTAGTCGTGGATGCTCGGGCCGCCTCGTATTCCTCGGGGGTTAATAACTCTTGTAGTTCGTTGAAATAGGAATTACCCCCTTTAAATACGGATGATAAGCCGCCCCAGCCCGTGAATTGCTCCAATACGGCCTTTTCGTCGGCAGTTGCTTCGCGTTCCTCGGCTTCAAGCTGTTTTACCAATCGGATAGCCGACAGGTTCGCTTTGATCTTGCTGACCTCGCCGTGGGGCGCGATGTCGCGCCCGCGCTCTATTACATGGTTTCGGCTATTTTTTCCAGATCGGCGACGATCTCGGCCATCTGTTCCTCGCTGATCGTGATTGGCTCGGGTTCCTCCGGACAGTAGTCCGGTTTCAGACGTTCCCGGAACAGTTCTTCGACTAACTGCGGGTCGCTCCCGTTCGCCAGCGCCGCTTTCTTCCAATCCAACGCTTTGTCTACGGTTTCCTCTATCCACGTTACCAACTCCCTCGGTTCCTCGCGGTACATACGCAGAAGCATCCCCGGCAGGTATTCGGCCATTTCCCAAAGGGCTGTCCGGGCCCATTCGGTCTGTATTGTTCGCAGGGTTTTCATGGTTGTTTGGTTTTGTGCCGTCCGAGGCATCGGGAGTAGTGGGTTCCGGTGCGTTCTTACGGCGAATATATGAATTTAATTCGTTTTTAGCAAGTTCGGCCATTTCACCGACGGTAATATCTGCCGGGGCATAGCGGTTTGGAGCATCGAGCAGGTATGATTTTGTGGTCGTGCAGACACGGTATAGGATGGGGCTACCGGCTCCTAATATATCTTCAATTACCAAATCATCAGTATAGTCGCTACTGGCTATATATCCAGAGGGATGAACGGGAATATTTATGTATATTCCGTATTCGGAATCCGCCGGCAAGAGCGTGATGGAGCCGTCGCCGCCTGCCGGTGCGATATTAGTTTCGGCATATAACGTCTTACCTTTTTTGTCTGTTTTATGTTCCCAGCCCAGCGCCTTTACGAGTTCTTTACTGAACTGCGTAAGGTCTTTGCGGAATTTTTTCTCGGGCCGCAGATTGCCGGTTTCGTGTATGTCTTTCTCCGTGGTTCCAGTAGTGTCATAGCGGCCTGCCAGACGGCGCTGTGTGTCGGCTTCGGGGACTATGGCCGGGCTCGGTGCTGCTCCCTGTCCTGCCGCAGATTGCGGCTTGTCGAGGCTGTCCAGATCAAAGTGCATCACGTCGCTGTATGTGTCCATTTGCGCGGTATATTCTTCCATGCCCGGCATGTGGAGTGCGCCTACATAGGTCGGCTTGAGGTAAGGCCGGATAGCCTCCCCCAAATCGGCGAGCATCCGCCGGGCATAATCCGCGAATCTTCGGGCCCCGGCCTCAACATGGAACGCAGCCATTTGTGTACCGATAGCGAGTATTTCGGGGTCGAATCCGGTGTTAAGCTGGCCGAGCTTGGCCCGCATCTGCCGTTTCAATTCTTCGTATCGCTCCGACGTTACCAGCTTGTTCTGGGCTCCGTACTCGGTCGGCTTTTCTGCGGCATTGTATTCTGTATCGCTTTTTTTCTCTGCACTTACCGCCGGGACGAGGTGTCCTGCGTTGTTGCCGGTGTATGTTTCGGGGGCTGCTGGCATGTCATTTAGAGGGGCCGGTGTTGCCTGCATGTCGGGGCGCTTCTGCTCGGCTCGGAATGCTTCTGCATCCTCAGAGGTGTTGAATAGAAAACTACGGGTGTAACTGCTATAATAGCCGTCATGTGCTTTGGCCCTTTTTTTCAGATCGTCGAATATAGCCCGCTCTACCCGGTCGGCCAGTTTTACGGAGTAGAGTTCGGCCCCGGTTTTGGAGTGTCGTGTATGTTCTGTTGGCTTGAAGATCGAACTTTGCTCCGTCGATGGGCTCGTAGCTTTCATGCTGGCGCTGGCTTGGGCGGCCTGCATTTTCTCTAATTCCGCAAATATGCTGTGGCGGGATGTGAGTACTTGTTTCCCGGCATATTTCTCGGCAGCGGCATTGACCTCGGCAACCAGCTTGATAGCAGCGGTAGCGTCTTTCTTTGCCAGTCGCCGAACATCCCGCACGAATCCGGCTTTTATCAGATCATTATGTAAGATGCTGAAAACCTTATCCGGAAAGGTCTTGATTGCATGGGTAAGGTATTGGTTATATTCTGTTCTGACAGCCGGGGTAAACTCTGCATCGGTGGACTTTGGCCCGACAGGGGCTTGCGGGGCTGCTTGGGGCGTGTCATTGAATGATAGGCGTTGTTGCGCACGGTGGGCCGCAATCGCATCGGCAATGATCTTTCCTTTCGACGCTTCTACTTTGAATATGGTTTCTTGCAGGTTGTCTATTTCAGCCTGTAAAGGTTTTAGGATAGTTTCAACGACCTGCTGGGAGAAATCGCGCGGAACGTCAAACAAGTTGCCCTCTGCCGTGTTTTGCGGCTGTTCGAAAAGGATAGTTTGGTTATCCTCGTTGTATGCGCTCCCGATAGATTGCTTTTCTCTTGTGTATTGGGCCTGTTTGCGTTTGAGTGCCGCCCGGAGTTGCTCTACGGTGGCATCGGTGGATGCGGCGGCGTCCTCGGCTACCTTTCGTTCTTCGTCGGTAAGGTCGCCGGATATTGCGTCCAGTCCGCGTCCATGTCGAACTGCTCGCGGTTCGCTTTCCGGTTGTCCGAAATCCGCATCATCACCTGTTCGGGGGTCACTCCGTTCGCCTCGGCCAACGTCGCTACTACTTTCGCCATCCGCCGCAGGCGCAGGTTGCTCGGTTCTTTGCGAATTGTTGTCATTGGATGTAGTCTTTGGTGTTTGTTCTGTTGTCGGGGCTGGTTTGGCGGCCAACGCTTCAAAGTTAGCATTTTCCGCAAAATTATCCGTTCCCTCGGTAAATAAATTGTCAATCTCGGCCCATTGTTCGGGTGTAGTCTGTCCGGCCCATTCGACAAATGCGCTGTCGTATAGTAGTTCATCCTGCATTTGCGCCACCCGTGCCTCATGCTCCTGCATCTGCTCGTATTCTTCGCCCGTCATGTCATCGTATGGGTGCGGCTCGATCTGGTGTAGCTGTGCTGCGGCCATGTAAGCCTGCCGGGGTGAGTGTATGCGCGAAAGGACATCCAGAACGGCATCTTTGATCGTCATGTCGTCCATATCCCAGCGGTAGCCGTTCCCCTCGTTGTTTCCGGCCCCATACTGAAAATAAAGCCTCTCCGCATATTGGTCGGGTGTCATACCGTCGGGGGATAGGATGCCGACGCGGGAGCGACGCTCGCTCTCGCTACCGGAGAACCCCAACTCGCGGGCAAGTCCGCGCCGTTGACCGTTATCTTTCCATGCGAATTTAAGGCCGCTGGCTACGTCGCGCAGTATCACGTCCTCAATGGATAGGTAGTCGCCCAACTCCGCAGCGGGTTTCGCATACGGGGTCGGGGTTTCACGCTTGAATTTCGGAATATCGGGCCGGGGATTCCGGGCGGGAACCGCAGCGGCAGGCCCCTCGGCAACGGGCGATTGCGTGGATCTCGGCATGCCCTTACTTTTGTTTTGCAGCCGTTCCAACGCAGCGGAATAAATCTGCACTTGGTTCGCGTCTGTTGTGCCGTCGATCATACGCTGAATAGCACGCGGGGCCTCGTCTTTGCCCACGGCGGCCTGCATGGTTTCTGCGAGCCGTGCAGCTACATCTTCTTGGGGTGTAACGTCCGTAGGCATGATGTCGGCTTGTCCGCTATTCGTGTCATTGTTGCCGAGGGGTATAGCTGCCTCGGTGGGGTCTGTTTCTTGAATCTGGCTTGCGGGCCCTTTGATTGTGTGGAGCGGTGCCGAAACAAATTGTCCGTCGTCCAGTTGGAGCACATAGCTACTGCCATGTTTGCCGGTAATGCGGCCACGCACACCGTCTGTCGTTACAACCTCGTCGCCATTCGTGTACTGCGGAGCTTCGGGTGCCACAACGCGCACTACCTCGTCGGGGTCTATGCCCGCTTCGGTGCCGATCTCCATGTCCTGTCGCTGTTGACGCTTCTGGTGTTCCGCTGCGGCCTGCTGTTCGGAGATTTGTAACTGTTCTGCCGAGAACTCCGCAACGGGCGTGCTTGCGAAGCTCTCGAACTCCGCCCGGTCGATCTGTGTCGGCGTGCCCGTTTCGGTATCGAGGACGAATAATGTTCCGTCGGGGCCCTCGGTATCGAGGTTGCCGGAAAGAACGACGTAGGCTTTCCCGTCGGCGCGTTGTCCAGTGATGATGTCCTCGGTGGGACTTTTACCATCAACACCACGGTAGGCCCATGCGTTCGCAGTTTGCGCTGTCTGCTGGATTTGTTTGCCTTGTGTATCCCCGAGCTCCATGCCGTCGAGGATTTGCCGCTCGATGTGAAACCGGGTATAGTCAGCAGCGTGCGCCGCGTCAATCTGGTTGATGTTTGCCGCCTGCCAATCAATCGCGGCGAGCGCTTGCGACTGCTCGGCCATCGTCGGTTTTTGCATCGCTTCGAATACTTGCGCCCGTAAGGTTTCATTCTCAATGCTTGAAAGCGCCTTTTTCTCTTGCGTTTTCAAAACATGGTTCTTGTGGGCGTAGGATGCGACGTTCGGCAGTTCGAGGGCCGAGAACCCCGCACCCATCAGCGAGGTTGTGAGAAATGTTGTCCAGAGGTTCTCGCCGGAAAGATTTTCTTTCCAGCGTTCATGCTCCCCGGTCAGCAGCGGGGACATGACACCCCCGGCGACTTCCTCTAACCACTCGTCTACGGGGCCGTTCCAAAGTGTACGGTTTCGGAAATCGGTAAGGTACTTGCTGCGGGTATATCCCGGCAGGAAGCGGTCGAGCGAGAGTTTTATACCCAAGCGTCGCCCGATCTGCTCCACGGGCCAGCCCAGCACCTTTTTCACTCCGGCTCCGAGCTCCCCGCCGATATGCTCTGTAAATACGTCCGTGAATGAATCTGCGGCGGCCTTATACATCAGGTTGTACTGCGGTTCGAGGTGTTCGACAACCTCGCCGTTGTCCTTAACCTCGTACTGTCCCTGCGCCCGTTCATGGTAGTTTGAGTAGGTACCCGCCTGTAAGGGTGTCATTACAGCCGCGCTCGCCGTGTATTCGCCCAGCTTGCGAAGCCCTTTCCCCAAGAGCGTTTTCGCTTCCTTTTTGAGCAGCATTTTGCCGAGGGTGTTGGCTCCGCTGCTGCCGATCTTGCTGGTGGCCCCGAAGCCCGCCATATAAGGTAATGAGGCGGCAATGCCGCTGCCGACCTTTGCGCCGGTCGTTGGCCCGCCCCGTTGGGCCGTGTATTGGTTTATCAGTTCCCCATACCGGAGAAGGTCTATCATGTCCCGCTCCGTAGGTGTGAGATGTTCGCCTTTTGCGGCTTTCTTGAGCGCCCGTGTGATGGCGATATTCTCGCCTAACTCCCCAAACCCCATTGTAGCGAGGTCGCCGAGGGTGCCCCAATCGAACACCTCACGGGCAATGCCGGATGATTTGTCCCCGGCCTGCTTGTCCTTTACGGTTTTCTGGTTTAGGAGCTTCAATGCCCGCTCTGTCGCTTGCATTAGGTAGGTATCATCTCCGCCCAGTCCGGACGGACTACGGAGCGTGCTTGATTTGGCTTGAGCGATAAATGCCTTTTTCCATGCCGGTATATCAGCTTCGATTGCCTCGTCAAAGGGTGCCAGCATCTTTGTCCTGTTGGCATCAGCCCGCTGTCGGGCTCGGTCATAGATCGCCCCTAACTGCTGTTGTAAACTCTCTTTAATAAGCCCCTCGTATACCTCGTTATCCATATCCGGGGTGCGCTCCGGGAGTGAAAACGGCTCAAATCCGGCGTTATCGTCCTGCTGTAAGGCTGTCTGCATAAGGTCTGCCGGTGCAACGTCCGGCAGGTTGTCTCCAGACGGAGCATCTTTGCGTTTGCGGGTCTTTCCCAGACCGGAGATCGCATTAAGCTGTTCGAGTTGTTCAGGTGTGAGTTCGGGGAGTGGCATAGCTATTCGTAATCCAGATAGTAGTTGATAATTTGTTGGTCGCTGTAACCAGCCTCACGCATCCGTTCAGCCTGCGGAGTTTCCAGCACTTTGCGCACATCATTCGAAACCGGGCCCGCGATATAGCGTTTCTCGGGGCGGAACAGGAGCCCCAGATCGGCAGGGGCTTGCGGCTTCTGCTTTACGCCGTTCAGCTTGAGGTAGACGGCACGTAATATCTGGGCTTTCTGTGCCGGTTTGAGCTTCCCAAAGACGAACTGCGGTACCTTTTCACCCGTGTATGTCGGTTCTTTTGTCGGGGTGCCATCTTCGGGAATTATACCCATTTCGCGGCCTTTCTCGTATAGCAGGCTTTCTTGTGCCGGATTGAGCCTTACGACGGTCTGTTCGTCCCGATCGAGGAATTGAACGGCGGATTTATCCGCTGCCGCAGCAGATCGGGCGCTGGCTGCCGCTGCCGAAGCTGCGGCCCGCACTTGGGCTGCTTTGATGTTGTTTTCGCCTCGTAATTTTTCGACTTTCATTTTATCGTCCAAAGTATCGGCTCGTTTCTCTTTTTCCTGCTGGGCTTTCCAGAGGTTGCCGATCAATGTGTCGTATTGCTTTTGGGCCAACGTGTAATCCTGCCCGGCGGCGGTAGCGTCCATGTTGGCGGCTTGCTGCTCGCCTTGTTGCTGGCCCATAAGTGCCCGCAGGCGTAACTGTTGGTATTCTCGGTTCTGGCTGTTGTAGAGTTTATCCCACTCGTCGATCTTTCCAAGCATCTTCATCGGAGCATCAGTGCCGGTCTTGGGAATGTAGCCCTCGGTGGCCATGCCGACAATACCCGTACCCAGCGCTGATAAGAAATTCGACCACGCCGTGATCTTTGCCGCCTTTTCCGCGCGTTTTATCCGGTCGGTGTCCTGCTGGGGCTTCATCGTGTCGATGAAGGCCAAAATCGGGTTCTGGCCGTCCCGGTACAGGTCGGTAGCTCGCTGGCGTTTCTGCTCCCATGTGGCGCGGCGTTCGTCGGCTTCTTTTTGTCGCCGCTGTATCTCGTCAGCAATCGAGAATACCGGTGTGGTTGGCTTCTCCTGTTCCATACTATTTCCCACCTGCAAAATTTGCTAAACCGCCGCCGGAACCGCTGCCCATACCGTAGAGCATGGCTAACTGGCCGAGGGAGCTCCCGATGCCGCTAATCATATTCTGCGTGCCTGCGGCCTTGCCAAGTTGCGCTTGATAGCGCGTCCCTGTAAGGTTGTCCATGCGGGCTTGATAGTCGCGGCGCACTTGATCTTTGTGCTGTTCTCCAAGCCCCGCGATCTGGGCGAGGGTCTGCGAATAGTTTTTGTTGAGCTTGTTGGCGGCGGCAACTTTTGCCTCGTCCGTAGCGCCGCTTTTCACGGCGTTGGTGTTCATGGCCTTTAGTTCGTCCTCGTTGTAGTCCCGGATGCGTTTCAGCATGGCCCGTGAATCAGCTCGGTCGAGGTAAGGCATATTCATTTCGGAGTTGTACCACTCCTTGAGGTTCCGCTCGCGGTCGCTGAGTATCTGATCGGCCTTACGTTGCTTTTTATTGGCAGAAATGCCGCCTGCAATCGACGAAGCGACGGAAATGGCGGCCAATGCGATTAATGGAAACATAGTGTCTAAATTTTATCACTCTGTAAAATTAGCGACCGCGTGTATAAGAATTATCCTTATTTTTGATCGGAATATATCAATAAATCAGCTACTTATGTCGCGCAAAACACTCGACGACGATGAAAAGAACGCAGTCTGTGTGAGATACGTGCAGACGGGGAGTTTACGCGCCGTTGCTGCCGAGTTCGGAATAAGTGCGATGCGAGTAAAGCGGTTATGGGATAGCATAGGCAGCGACCAGCAGCAGGTAATACGGGCATCGGTCGAAGAGGTTCGGCAAGAGGTTGAAACGGTGATCGTGCAAAGCGAGCTCACCGGGGACTATCTGGAACGGGTGATACAGGCCCGAAATGCGGCAATCAACGAGCTCTACAATCGGCTGACCAATATTGTGCATCGCAACAAAATGACGGATAAGAACCTGATAGCAGCCTGTAAAACCCTGCACGACATCAGCATTGGGGCCGAGCAGCCTCAGACGGAGCCCGGCAGCCTATTTATGGTGCTGAATCAACGTATTCATAAGGAAATCAATAACAACTACTACTTACAAGATGGAACGAATGAAACAACCAGTCCCGGTGCTGGGAATCAATCGGGCGGAAACCGATCTGACGGTTAAGGACGGAAGCTGCGAAACGCTACACAACCTGCGTTATGACGCGGGCGCTTGGCGCAATGTCGAAGCGTTTCGGCGTATCGGGGCTGTGACAGATTTTCACGGTTTCGAACTACTCTATAAGCATCCCATGACGGCTGACGATCTGTATATCGCTATTGACACTACCGGAGCCGTTCACGAGGTACGCTATGCGGATGGAGCTTTCTCCTCGACGCAGACGATCATGCCCGCAGTTTCGGGCCTTTCTACCGTCTTTTCGTTCGGACATGTACTTGTTATTGTCACGGATAATAAAGAGCTTTATTTTGTATTGTATGGGGGCGAATATGTCCGCTTTGAGATGCCCGATCCACCGGATATAAGCGAATCAAAGGCGGATAAAGTTCGTTTTGGAGTTGATTTTTATTATCGTAGGTATTGGGAAAACCATGATATAAAAGAAGAATTTGCAGACGGGGACAACCTCGCGCGGCATCCGAATATAGCCCCGGACGGTGGATATTATTATACGAGAATAACCGACCGTGTGAATCAAACGCTACACCTGCCCATGTACAACGGAGAATACTGGCAGGGGGCTATTGCTCTAATGGTGGCTTATAGGATGATGGACGGAACGGTCGTTGCTAACTCTGAGTTGATGATATTTGCCTCTGACGCCGGAGACGACGGTTGGCAAGAGGATTATGGCGATGTTGTGGCCGACGGGATGCCTAACTACGTGCCGGAAAAATACAGAACGGGCATTTTCTTTGGCTGTAAGGCAAAAATTTCGCCGGGAAGCAATACGTTCTACATTGAACCGCAGGTAACAATCAAAATTCCCGCAGGAATAGATACCCGAATCGTTCAAAGTGTCGTAATATGCTCTACTCGTATCGTCCCAATTTACGATTTTGAAAAAACGTGGAAAGATAACTGGAGCCTGTCAGATCGCGGCGGTGGCGGTTATTATCAGACTTATGATTTTAGAAAATTGTTCACGGAAGATGTTGATTTAATGCAAGAACCGTTATATAGGATCAAAGAAATAGAAATCCGGGACTTTGTAGACAATCGACATTCGGAATCATTGTCTTATAATGACATGAAAAATGTCGAAAGTATGCCTGTCTACGAGCCTACACAATCACACCATACGCAAGTGGGGAAATGTTACTATGAGTACAACGGCAGGCTGCATAAGGCGAATTTACGCACGCAGCTATTCCCCGGATATTCGCGTTTTTGTTTGGGAAATGACGGCGAGGATGCTGCGAATTTTGTAACGAAAATGATTTGTACAGTGGATATTGATAACACCCGAAAGCAGGTGTGCCAGTCAATTCGAAATTTCAAACCTACAAGAATCCGGCGTGTAGTGTCATACCCCGATTACAGAGCCATTAAATTTGCGGTTTGTACCAACGATCCCGGCTCTATGGCGCAGCTTTGGTGGTTGGATGTGAACCTTGAATCCTGTAAGGGGAATAACTATGCCTATGCTATTCCATCGCCGACCTCACGGTCTAAATATCCGTCGTTCTGGATGCCCGAAACCCCGATAGAGCATGAAATCTTTGAAAAAGAGGACGATGTATATACAGAGCCTAATCGGGTACAGGTGTCGGCGTTGAACAATTTGTTTTCGCAGCCCTTTGCAAACTCGTATCGTGTTGGACTGAACGAAGAAACCATATTTGCCATTGCGACCGTCGTGGATGAACTGTCAGCCACCCGGTTTGGTGCGTTCCCGCTGTATGTCTTTACCGACCGGGGCGTGTGGTCGCTGGAAAGCGGCACCGGCGAGGTGCTCTATTCGAACATTCTGCCGGTGAATCACGATCAGATCGTAAACCCGAATACTTGTGCGGCCCTTGAAACAGTATATTATATCACCTCACGGGGCGTTCATGCCCTGCGGGGACGTTCTTCCGAGGTGATCTCCCGCGAACTGGAGCAATACCCCGGCGAACTGGCCGAGTATCTTACAGAAGCCCGTATCTATTTTCAATTCAAATACGGCGATCTGATCGTCTTTAACCGTGCCTATTCTTATGCTTATGTATATTCCATAGCAGCAGGCGTCTGGGCGACACGCGACATGGCCGGGCGAGTGCTCAACAATGACGAGGTTGTGACGGCCCATGCTCTCGCTACACTTACCGACGAGCAGATGATCGAGCCGGTCGAATGTTGGGCCGTAACACGACCTCTGAAACTCGGTACAACGGAGTTTAAACGTCTTGAAACCGTCGTAGCACGCATTATGTCGCAGGATTGCTTCGCCCATATTATCGTCGAGGGGTCGAACGACTGTAACACATGGAGCGTTCTCCGTGACGCATGGTGTAACGTTCAGGGCATGGATGCGAGGTTGCGCAGGACACCTCTATCATACAAGTTTTTCCGGCTGCGACTGCATCTGACAGCTAATTGTCGGATTTCGACCACCAGTGTCGATGTCGAGTTCTACCCGCGTTTTGTGGGACGGCTCCGGTAGAGTGTTACATTATGTTATATTATGTTCTATTTCGTCTTATTACTACTACATATATGTAAGATGCTATTAAAGTCTTGTTATATATGTTTGGTTAAAATAATAATATTTATATTGTATATAGCATATAAAAACAGTTTTTAGGAAAGGAGGTTGTGATAAACTGTTGGTTGCCCTTAAAAAATAATAACACTATCCCATCATGAAAAAATTATTATTTCTCCTAATGATTATTGGTTTTTATGCATGTTCAGAGGATTTGACTGATAATGTGCTTCCTAATCAGGATAAAGCCGCCAATAAACAGGAAATTATGACACGCTCTGCGATGTTAGCCAATGAATCTGTTGAGCCTACTGTAAAACTTGGGAATAAACTGGAAAATCCTTATTCTGTAAGGAATATGAAAGCTGCTGTAAGGGCTCTTAAAGCAACAGGTAATATAGAAATTGAGGTGCCAGAATCATCTATTCATCCCACTCATTTATACATTGAATTTTCGCCAGAATCAAAGGAACAACTTGATATTTTAAAAGCAGATACGACTATTGAATTTTATAGTTATCCTCTTGATTATGAACTGATAGGCACGGGCGTATTTGACACTGCGGGGGCCCTTGAAGATACCCAAGTCGAATCGTTATATGCCTCGTGGCCATATGGAAAAACACTGCCGTCTAATGTTCCATATTCTATACTTGAAGAATTGTATATCCCAGACGAAAATCTTGATGACGAACCTATTACACGTCCCGGTATGGTTTCTTCTAATTTTATTGAGGCTCTTGTAGATAAATCACTTGAATTAACTGGAAATATTGATACGGAACCAGAAACTCGTGCAAGTAGATATTATCCACAAGGATATATTAAAGCGTGGGATGATATAGCGCAGGATTATGTTCCTATTGGTGGTGTAAAAGTTCGAGCCCGTCGTTGGTTTACCACTCGTGTAGGATATACGGATAGAAATGGACATTATCTGTGTCGCGGCGATGGTTTTGAACGGCCTGCTAATTATTCTATTTGTTGGGAAAGTAATTATTGGGATATTAGAGATGGAAGCATTGTGCAAGCATTTTACAATGGGCCCAAACAGCGTGGATATTGGAATTTAAATATCGGAGGGGGTAAATCTTTGCGTTATGCAACGCTAACAAGGGCACTTTATCATCATTTCTTTGGGCCCTATCTATTCGATAAGATTTTGACTTTACGGAAAATTAAAATCTGTTATCGACATAAAAAAGGAGATGAAAGAGGACATTTTAAAACCCAAGCATTGAGAGGTATTCAACCGGATATAGTTATCTATGGAGAAGATGCAGGTGGTTGGCGTCCCACATACGGTATTCTTGAAACTGCATTTCATGAATTGGGCCATTGTGCTTTTTTCTATCGTGTCAATGGAAGAAATGCTTATAAAGGCTATGTAGATACGATACGAGAAAGTTGGTCTAATTTGATCGGGTGGGCAGTAACGGAAAATGAATATACCTTACGTGGATATGCCCATGAAGTGCATAAATACGAAACATTTTTCCAGCCGCCAATGTATCACATGCTTTTTGAAGTGCCTGATGAGTATAATTTCCAAAGTTGGTCGAAATACAGTATAAATACGGATTATGGCAGAGAATATACACCAATTTTTATTGATATTTATGACGGCTCAAATCAAAGGGTGTATTATCAAAAGTATAGACCAAATACCGATGCAATGATATATGTCAATGATAATATTTACTTGAACGATATTGATAAGTTGCAGCAGGTATTATATAAATCTAAGACCATCCCCCAACTCAAAGAAGCATTGAAAGAATACAAAGGACAATATGGAATAACAGATAAATCATTGGACGATTTATTTGAATTTTATTTATAACTTTGAAACATTAAAAGCCGTCTATATGCCAGTGAGTAAATTATGTCTATTTTATTTTTTAGTAATATTCTGTTTGGGCTGTTCTGACAATAGCAGCCGAAACGAACCACCTGTATTTGAGTATGAGTTTAAAAATCAAAGCGGACATAAATTAACAATCCAGTTAATAGATGAATATGGTAATTTTCCGAATCCGCTGATATTGGAGAATGAAGAAAGCTTTTCATGGGGAAATTCAAAACACAGACCCGGATTTTTCCCGTTTCAGGCAAAGGAACTTTGTATATTAGAATTTGATGATATTATCCGAATCTATGCAAATCAACTACCGGATAATAGAAGCATTTTTATTGAATATGGATATCAATGTTCTGAGGTTTCCGATGGCTTATCATTGGCAGTCTTTGTGTTCACAAAAGAGGATTACGAATACGCTCTCGAACATGCAATAGATTAATGTAAGACAACGGCTGGCGTTTTGCCAGCCGTTGTCTTTTTGTTGAAGTTGATTATCCCGATTTTTGTCCGTTCGATCCGGAAGCTAACCCATGTTTTCATTTTCCACGGGAACCGCCCCGGGCGAGGGTGTCGGCAGTAGGACGTTGTACGGCATTGCATTTGGCCCGCTGACTGTCCCAGAGGCGGAACAGCAGACAGACCATAGCCGAAATAAGGGCGGCGATCACGCCCGAAACCAGAAAAACAAGTGTTTCATTCATAGCTTTGATTTTTTTGTGGTTAGAATAATTTTTGTGTTACGACAGGGGGCGTATAATTACACCAAACGCACTCCTGTACGAGCGTCCCGCTGCCGTTTACAACGGTAGAACGTAGGTTGTTTCGTTTTCTGGGGAACCGCACCATGTACCAATCGCCGTATAACTCCTGCATCAGCGGGCAATCATAACTGCTCACCATTGCGTAACCTTTAATCGAGTGGAGCCGCGCCGCCAGCGCCCGGTGATCGTCGTCCGTGAAATCGAAATGGTAGTCGTTCTGGGAGTTTCGGGATGCCAACGGATAGGGCGGGTCGCAATAGAAGAACGCGCCCGGAAAGTCGAGCCGGTCGATACAGTCGTCGTAGCTGGTATTGGTGATCTGGAAATTTTTGCGGATCTCGGCGGCTACTGTATGCAACTTTCCAATTCCGTTATTCCACCGGCTAATCGTTTCTCCGCCTTGAGCGTTTACGTGCTGCTTGGTCATATGCCAGCCTTTCGATTGTGCTTGGGCCCCTAATCCGTAGAACGATTGCCGGGCCCGGACATAGAAGCGTCGCGCCTGCTCGATCTTACCCGAATTTGTATTGCCCCAGCTATTCAAATATTCCAGTTCCGAGTGGGGCGTGAGTGATAATCGTCGGATAAGTTCTTCTTCATGGTCGCGCAGTATCTCGAAAAAGTTGGTTATTTCCCCGTTGATCTCATTGGCTGTCCGTATAACCCGGCCCCGATAGTTCAGCGATACACAAAGGGAGCCGGCGAAAAGGTCGATCAGGTGCGTAAAGTGGGGCGGAAAATTGTCGTAGAGGTATTCTAACCAGACGAATTTTCCTCCGAAATAATTAAATGCGATCAGTTTATCTTTGTTACCGCTCATATTTTTTCGTTTTCACGGGGTGCGTTAATCTCCGAAATCTCGTTTACAGTTGCAATAGGTTATTCTTGGATTGGCCCATTGCCCTTGAAACCATTTCCACGCAGGGTCGAACTGACCGCTATTATCTCTATATAGCATGGCAAAGGGCATAAACCCTGCCCGCCATGCTTCGCCCATCCGTTTATGGGCTTTCTCCATTGTGTCACCTTTGTAGCCGATCAGTATGTAGCAGCGCAGCGCGTGATTGGATTTCGAAAATCCTGCATCGGTCAGCATCTTACCTGCTTCTTGCAACGGTTCCAGATCGTTCGGTGTGTCGTAGGCGAAAAATAGCCTTTGGGGGTGTAGTTGGTATAGCTGCGCGGCCATTTGAGAGGTCATAAGGGCGGCTTCTAATCCGCCCGTGAATATAGGCCGATGTGGTTGTCTGGCCAACATGGAGAATACCTCGTCAATGTGTCGGGGAGAGCAGGCCAGTAAATTATCATCCGAGACAATCCAGCCGTCCGTAACAGGTAGTTCCCGAAGCTGGCCGCCCTCACGTTTGGGAACAGCGCAGAACCAGCAACGGTTTGGGCAGCCGCGCGAGGTGATAACGTAGCCTTTCTTTAGGTACATGCCCGGTATAAAGTCCCCGCCCGGCTCGTTGAGGGCTGGGCCGCCGACTTTCACCGGCGCAACGCAAGCCCATTGTTTCGCTGCCCATTCTGCCCATTTGAGGTGCCATGTAAAGGCGACCGAGATGTGCACCTCGTCGGCCTCGTCAAAGAGAGACGGTATTGCGTTGATGCGCACCAGATCGTCGTCTGGTGTAGCATGGGTTCGGGCTGGGAACACGCGGATAATACGTTTCATATATCGTTAAAGTCTATTGTTCTCTGAAACCTCAACATTCCGAAAAACTCCTTTGCGGACGTGTTCGATACCCACCAATTAAAAATCTCATCTGCTGTTGCTTGATAATTATTCATATAGCCATTATTGTCGATTAGATGTTGGATACTGCGTTTAATTGCTTTTTCAACTCCGGGATAACGCATGCGATCTTTGGCTTTAATTTTTGTTGATGCCATTGGACAGAATATGCAGCCTATACGATGATAGCCCTCGTCATAAAGTCGGCAGTATGGTAAGCCTTGTCCACGAATTAAATTCCAGACATCAGCATCCGACCAGCGGAAAATCGGCGAAAGCATAATTTTGTCTTTGCCGTTCACACACGCGAAGCTGCGATCAGATCGTCGGTTGAATTGGTCGAGGCTCCCGCTGAATTTATGACCAGATACCTCTAACTCGTTGCGTGCTGCCCGGCGGGTACTTTCTGCTGCTCGGATGCCCAAAAGTGTGACGGTTCCTGCTCCTGCCTGTTCTTTTAGATAAGCACAACAGTACCGAACATGCTGTAAAGGGAGCATCTGTTTCTTTACGATCAGATCGTAAAAGTTGATCGTCGGGCGGTGTAACACCACGTCGGGATAGTTGGCCCGAACAAACTGCATGAGCTCCGGCGGGTCAATAGTTGTTACCTGCATGTGGGCTTTGAATTTGACCCCGGCCATCTTTGCGAGGTGGTATAATACCATACTATCTTTCCCGCCGGAGAATGCTAAATGATAGCCGTCTGGGGACATGCGTAAGGCCAACGCCTCACCACGTCGGAGAAGTGCGATGGAATATGCGATCTTATGTTCGAGTGCACTCATTTCGTTTCTTAAAGGAGCCCTGCCACGAGGACAGGGCTGGAGTTTTTACTTACCCTTTTCCACGACTTTTTTAAAGTGGGGGTAAGGGCGGAATTGGGGTACACGTTTCGGAGGAATAGAGAGTTGTTCCCCTCGTGTGATGTTTCGGCCTACTTTGGCTTTTCGCTCTTTCGGCTGAAAAACACCGAAGCCACGCAGAAAAATGCGCTGGCCATCGGCCACGCTACTTTGAATGATTTTCATAAAATCTTCTACGACCGTAAGCACCATCTGGGCGCTCAAATCTCGCTTGTCCGCGATTAGGTCTACTAACTCTTTTTTTGTCATTGGCTTGGGTTGTTTTTTAGTTAATGATTTATGTAAGGGCGTGACGCCTTTATTTGTTTCGATATAGCGCACCGAGGAGTGGCATAGTCCGGGCCTGCGGTTCTGCCGACATAAACTATCCCGGCTCGCTCCAACTCGCGCATTTCCCACTCTATGATGAACACGGGCCATCCTGTACGCTGGGATATTTCCAACGACAGGGCTATTGTCGGATGGCGGCGTGCCGCTCGTTTTTCTTCAACAATTCGGCATATTGTGTCGTACAGTTCTGTCATATCTTCTGCTTTCGTTGCAATACAACATCCATCCGGGCAAAACTGTTGAATGTGGCTATTGCGCTGGTGTGGGCGGTTAATACGTTCCGGCGATTCGCTATGCTCTCCATAAGCCGCTCGACATCGTGCCAGTCGGTTATTCTGTCCGTGATGCTGCGGCAGTTGTCGAGGGTCAAAGGCCGTTCAAATTCCAACATGATCGGATAGTGGCGACGAACCCAGATATACATTCGTTCGTGCTTGGCGAGTTCGTTCCAACTGCGGTTGAACATGGCAAGGGCCGCCCGGTCGTTTTCGATTTGGTTTTCCCCTTTAACCCCTTTCCATTTTTCACTATGTGTATGTAGGTTTGTTTCTGAATTATCATCTGCTTTATTATCTTCTCTTTCTCTATTGTCGGAGTTAATAGCCGTTTCTTCGGAATTTTCCGGTACAGCTTCCGCATTGTTCGGTGGAAATTGGGTTTGCTGTGCATTTCTTCGGATAGTTTCGTCAGTTTTCGCCCGTCTTTCCGAATTTTCGGGTATTCTTTCCGCATCTTCGGTTATTTCTTCCGAAGAAATGAGGGATAATGCTGCATCTATACCGCCTTTACGCCGCAAAACGGTCATAATGTCGAGGTAGCGGGCCTGTATGCCTTTGGATGTCAGTAAGCCTTGTTGCTTGAGTATTTCGCGGTCAAATAGGCCGAGGTCTATGCAGTCGTTGTATATAAGTGTCGTGCGCTCATCGTCGAGCAGGCAGGTGTCGGCGATGTCGGCGATCAGATCGTCGTCCGCAGTAACATAGTACCCTTTGTCCCGGTAGATTTCACATAGCAGGGCGAGGTAGACAGCCAGCCCGTCGTTTTGCCATCGACGCATCAGCCGTTTTAATTTCCGGTCTTGGAAGATGTCGCAGTCCATCCGGAAATACACTAAACCCCGTTTTACGTTTCTGCCTGCCATGTTATTAGCGCAATTTTCCTTTGTTGTAAAGTTGCTTTACGGTGTCGAGTTCGATTCGGGAATAGGTTACTTTCGTATTCCCGGCACCCGGTTTTATACGGGTTATCCAGCCGCGATTTAACCACGTTCGCACGAGGCTCTCTCCGTAGACACGGAACGCTTCACGCTGTGAAATTTCGTCCTTAATCAGCCCCAAACGGTTGAGGGCGATAGAGGCACCCAGCGCGGCGCTTTCCATTATCAGGTTCTTCTGTTCGAATAGATCATCCATAGTTTTGTGTGTTCACCTGTTCGGCATCTTCAGCTATTCGGAGTAGCCATTGATAGTGTCGCAGGATGTCGGGCCCAAATTGGCAAGTGTCGATGGCTTGTCCGTCTTTCGCTATTGTTCGAATTGCGTGTGACAGATCGACAATCACCCGAACGCGCGGGGTGATTTCGTGTGTGATTGTCTGCCAGTCACAGTCAATCTTGATATGCCATTGAGTTTGCATAAGGGCATGGGGGTTATTCTCCGAGTTCGAGGCTCCGGAACAGTTGTTGAATTTCTTTGCGAGAAAGACGAGCTCCATCCTGCTGGTGGGCGGTGCAAAGGATGTAGAAATGATCGCCTTTTGAACGTGTGCGGAATTTCAACCCCTTACGGCCCATGCGCGGTATAGCGTGCCGGGCATTGGTTAATGCTTGTCCCTCTAAAGGGAATCTTTTAATCTCCCCGCAGCCAAATCCCCCTAAAATATCACTCCATGTTCGAGGTAATTCGCCCTGTTTGATGTGCTCGTAGTCCATTTTGTATATTTGTTTTAGGTTGTGTGAAATATGTAAAAATCACATTTTTGCGGTGACTATAAGGTACAAAATGAAAAGATAGCATACAAGCAATTTAAAAAGGTCTCGACATATCTAAAAGACTGACAATCAAATAAAATGCGCCTGCTGCTTTTTAGGGCAACAGGCGAAAAAATGAATTTTAACAAAGAGGTTTATCGGGACGCTATAAGTCGTTGCCCCAATGTGCTGGATGGATTGTTCGGGGCAATTAGGGTAATCTGCTGGGTCTGAATTGTGTTTTTAATGATTGTATTCACTCGATTGCTGAAAATGCAGTCGATTACAAGCCTGTTGGCTTGATCGACGACATCCCAATCCTCGGTAATGTATATGTGAGCCAGTTTTGATGCGCTGCGCGGAGAGTGCCCGAGCGCGAAATCTATAATATCATCCCGGATACCGCAGTAGTTCCATGCAAAGGATGCCCATGTTCGACGGAAAGTGTAGGTTTCTAAATCCTTAAATCCGATGATCTTTCCGATCCGTTTAAGCCCTATGTTCGCTGATCGGTTAAAGTTATTTACACTCTTGTATAGCCTATGAAAGTTGAAAAGGCGAACCCCGGTCGGATCACGGTATTTTTCGATCAGCGGCATTACCTCTGGCTCAATACGGATATTGACCCGTGCGTTGTCTGTTCGGCGATTTTTGGTCTTTTTCCTATTGTATATAAGGCGTCCGTTTTGTATTCCCTTTGCTTCGTATAAGTCTACGGTATTTATTCCGATGAGCAGGAACGTTAGGATGCCTACATCCCGGCCTAAATCCTGTAAATTGCAATCTCCTTTGCGTACAAATGACGTATCATCTGGGATGGTAAGTAGTTTTCTGAATTGTGCTAAACTCAAAGGCTGTTTGTCTGTTGTCGGGATGGGTGGCTTTTTCACCTTTGAGAACGGCGAGAGTTGAATGCGGATAATCCCCAAATCTTCATCGTTATATTCCCTTTTAGCTGCATTATGCAGGGCTTGTAACGTCGAAAAATATAGAGAGGGTGCCCGACGGCCTTTCTTATGGCCGGGGCGCGGTGGTTCTTGAATAAGAAAATCTATAAATCTGCCGACGAATTTAGACGTGATTTCCCGAATGTCTAAATTATCCCGGCCAATGAAGCGCCGGAGCGCACTTAACGCCGTTCCGTACATAGTGGCGTTTTGTATGCGCCCCGTTGCCTTGAGCCGCTCTATGTGTAATTGGCCATAAGCAAAGAAATCCAATTTGAAATTTTCCTCGTCTTTGAAATTCTGGATTAATTCGACGATTTGCCCGACATCCATCGTGTCGATCTTATCGGCGTATTTGTTGCAGACCTTTCTATACTTATCAATTATAGGACGGGTATCATCAACATACGAGGTTCCCCGTTTGAAATCGAATTTGTCGTTTACTTCTGCTGCGCTGGCGTAGTAGGGGGTCGGCAGATACCGCGATTGTTTATTGTGAGTGATTCGAATTTTCACTCTGAACGTCCCGTCTGCTCTTTTGTACGGGGGATGAATAACGGTTTTAAAAGTCGGCATAAGGCAAGAAATTTTTATAAAACTATTAGAAAACTTCTTACAGCAAATGTACCTTTCAACTGCTGATTATGCAACAAAAAAACAGCGTCCGAACATAATTCGAACGCTGTTAATTAGTTAAAAATCAGTGCAAATGAATGATTTGCGTATTTTTTGCCGTTTGGCCTCTTTTTGCGATTAGCAAACTGGTGGTTTCAGCCACTCACCCAACTCTCCGGGCAGCTAAAACTAAATATTGCTATCGTTAAGCGGGACAAAAGTAAATCAAAAAAGGGGAATTACCAAATAAAAACCGGAGAAAAGTTTTCGCCCTGCATTCTGCCGGGGGAGGCCCCGCGGCATGGAGCCCCCGTGGCCGAAGGCTGCGTCCCGCCGATACGGCCTGTCGGCGGCGGCATCCGTTGCACGGGCGTCGAAAATTCACATCTCTTTTTTGCCGTTTTGCCTGCTCTGGTGTCGGATTTGCTTTGCCGTATTATGAAATTGCATTTAGATTTTGTACCTTTGTG